CATCGCCTCGCAAGAGCGTATCGCAGGTCTGCAGGTGGGAGCAAAGATCGCCACCGATAAGGCAAACCTCTCGGCTAAGCAGCAGGCTGAAGGACTACGTATCGGTGTGGATGTGGCCAAAACCATGCAACAGACCCAGCAGCAGTCTAAGACGCAGACCTCGGGTCAAGGCCGTCAACAGGCGCAAGCAGCTATGCAGCAGCTTGTCCAGCAAACACAGGCTCAACAGGCGCAGGGTTCACAAACCCCGCCTGAGGAGGTCCCAGAATGAGTCATGACCTCGTAACGTACCTCCTTAGGAAGGTGCGCGAAGAAATTGCCGCAGTGGAGACAAGCCTCGCTCGCGGCGGTGCAAAGGACTTTGCCGAGTACAAATACTCATGTGGCACGGTCACCGGGTTGAACAAGACCCTGAGCATGTTGCTCGAACTTGAAAAACGTATGGAGATCGATAGCGATGACTGACCTGTTCCTCGGCACAAACCCCGATGACCCAAGTATCGTGACTGAACTACCTGCCTCTGCTGAGCAGAAGGCAAAACAACTACCAGACCCCTCAGGCTATCGCATCCTGTGCGCTATCCCTGAGATTGAGCGCAAGACCGAAGGCGGCATTTTGAAGGCAGATGTCACTGTCTCCAATGAAGAGCTTCTGACCTCGACACTCTTTGTAGTCAAGGTAGGCCCTGACGCCTTTAAGGACGAGAAGCGCTTCCCTAGCGGACCGTGGTGCAAAGAGGGTGACTTCATCCTGACGCGCCCCCACGCAGGCTCTCGGGTGAAAATCCATGGCCGTGAATTCCGCATCATCAATGACGACAGTGTTGAAGCTGTTGTTCAAGACCCCCGTGGCGTTAGCCGCGCATAACTGAGGAGAGAGATCATGGCCGCAGAAAAAGACGACGACTTCGAATTCGAAGTTGAAGGTGTCGACATTGATGTAGAGGATGACACTCCTCCTGAAGACCGTAATCGTCAGCCGCTCCCCCAAGAACTCGTGGATGAGCTCGAGGCTGACGAGCTGGACGAATATTCTGACAAGGTGAAGACCCGCCTTAAGCAGATGAAGAAGGTCTGGCACGATGAGCGCCGGGAGAAGGAGCGGTATCAGCGTGAGCAGAATGAGGCTGTAACCGCAGCCCAGCACCTGATGCAGGAGAACCAAAACCTGCGTAACACCCTGTCGCAGGGTGAAGGGACGCTGATTAAGAGCTTCCAACAGACCGCAGGTATCGAGCTGGAGACGGCTCGACGCGAGTTTAAGGAAGCCTATGAAAGCGGTGACGCAGACAAACTGGTAGCAGCGCAGGAGCGTTTACAAGACGTTCAACAACGCATCTCTCAACTGAAGTCATACAAGCCTACTTTACAAGGTAGACAACAACCAGTACAGAATACTCAGCAGCCGGTCGCAGCACCGACTCCGGACCAGAAAACACTTGCGTGGCAAGAGCGCAATTCGTGGTGGGGTACGGACCCAGAGATGACTGCATCGGCACTTGGGCTTCACCAAAAGCTCGAGAAGCAACACGGTAACGGCTATGTCGGTACCGACGAGTATTGGTCGTCCGTCGACACAACGATGCGGCGCAGGTTCCCCGAGTACTTCGGTGAAACCGAAACCAAAGCACCTCGTGCTGGTAAATCAGCCACGGTGGTTGCTCCTGCTTCGCGCAGCACATCATCCAAAAAAATTGTGCTTAGTCAGTCTCAGGTCAACTTGGCCAAGAAACTGGGTATCACCCCCGAGCAATATGCCCGGGAATTCGCAAAGACTAGGGGTTAATTATCATGTCAGAAACCAGAATTTCACGTGAACTAGACACTCGGGCCGACTTCGAGCGCCCTAAATCTTGGCAACCCGCCTCGCTACTGCCGGAACCGGATAAACAGCCCGGTTACGCCTACCGTTGGGTTCGTGTCTCGTCCTTAGGGCAGCCCGATCCGACGAACCTCTCATCCAAGCTCCGCGAAGGGTGGGAAGCAGTACGTGTTGAGGAGCAGCCAAAGTTCAGGATGCTTATTGACCCGAACAGTCGGTTTAAGGACAACATCGAAGTTGCGGGCTTGCTCCTTTGTAAGGTCCCCACAGAGTTCATGGAACAACGTGCGGCCCACTTCAATAAGGCAGCCCAAGGCCAGATCGAGTCAGTAGATAACAATTTCATGCGAGAGAACGACCCACGTATGCCCCTGTTTAGGGAACGGAAGTCGACCTCCTCGTTCGGCAAAGGCAAATAAGCTAGGAGCTTATAAATGGCATATCCTGTTATTTCATCCCCCTACGGCCTGCTTCCGCAGAACCTGCTTGGTGGTCAAGTGTTTGCGGGTGCTACCCGTGAATATCCCATCCAGTTTGCTTCCAGCACAGACATCTTCTATGGTGACTTTGTGCAGCTGTCGCGTGGCTTCATTACCCGTGCAGCGATCTCGACCGGTACCGGTTTGAACCAGACTGTTGGTATCTTCCTCGGCTGTTCGTTCACGAACCCTATCACCAAGCAGCTGACTTTCTCTCAAAATTGGCCTGCAAGTACTCTTGCGGGTGACGCGGTGGCTATCGTCTCTGACGACCCAGACACCGTGTTTAAGGCTGTGATGTGCTCTGCAACCACGGTTGTTGCTTCGGCTGCGCACGCCATGGTCGGTCAGAACCTATCGGCTATTAACAACGCCTCGGGGAACCTAATCACGGGTAACTCCAAGAACGCTGTTTTGACCCCCACCGCTACCCCTGTTACCACCACCCTACCCCTGCGCGTCATCGATGTCGTTAGAGATACCGCTGTCTCGCTTGGCACGGTTACGTGGTCTTCGGGCACAACCACCCTGACTGTTAGCGCTCTTCCGAACGCTCTCCCAGTTGGTACGGATGTGGGCGTTCTCGCCACCAATGGTCAACTCGCCCTTACTGGTTCCTTCGTATCCACTGCCGCTTCGGCAGGTGCTACCTCGATTGTTCTAAACCAAGCTCCATCCTTCACCATCGGCTCTGGTAATATCGGCACGACTGTTGTGCTGACCCAGTTCCCAGAAGTGTTGGTCAAGCTCCAGTTTGGCGCACACCAGTACTATTCCGCCACCGGCAACGCCTAACTCTGGGAGTTATTAAGAAATGGCTATTTCACGCGCACAACTTCTAAAGGAACTGCTCCCCGGCCTGAACGCTCTGTTCGGTCTGGAGTACAATCGCTACGGCGAAGAATACAAAGAGATTTTCGATGTCGAAAGCTCTGAGCGTTCCTTCGAAGAAGAGACCAAGCTGTCGGGCTTCTCGGCTGCTCCGGTCAAGACCGAAGGTGGTGCTATTGCCTATGATAACGGGCAAGAAGCATTCACCGCTCGCTACAACCACGAAACCATCGCTCTGGGCTTCAGCCTGACCGAAGAAGCCATCGAGGACAACCTCTATGACTCCCTCTCGGCTCGCTACACCAAGGCGCTGGCTCGTGCCATGTCCTATACCAAGCAGGTCAAGGGCGCTTCAGTCCTGAACAACGGCTTCAACGCTACTTACGTTGGCGGCGATGGTCAGGCACTGTTCAGCACCGCACACCCGCTGGTCTCTGGCGACGTCAACTCGAACACGCAAGCCACTGTGGCCGACCTGAACGAGACTTCGCTAGAAGCTGCTGTGATTCAAATCGCAGCATGGACTGACGAGCGTTCGCTCTTGATCGCTGCAAAGCCCAAGAAGCTCATCATCCCACCTTCGTTGATGTTTGTTGCTACTCGCTTGCTGGAAACCAGCCTGCGTGTCGGTACCACGGACAACGACATCAACGCCCTGAAGAACAACGGGTCTATCCCTGAGGGTTATGCGGTGAACCACTTCATCACCGACACCAACTCTTGGTACCTGACCACGGATGTTCCTAACGGTTTGAAGCACTTCGTTCGTACTCCGCTGTCAACCGGAATGGACGGCGACTTCGACACCGGAAACGTCCGCTACAAGGCCCGCGAGCGTTACAGCTTCGGCTGGTCCGATCCTTTGGGTATGTTCGGCGCTCCCGGCGGTTCGTAATACGAACCACTAGGGCTAACAAAATAGAGGGGGAAG